AAAAGAATCATAAAAAGGGACGCAAAGCATCAAGTCTTCATTCGACCAATGTTTCTTGAGTTTTTCAAAGTCGCACCTAGGAATGTAATAAAACCCGTCGGTCGCTGCTTCGGAATAAATTTTAATTAATCTTCTATAGCCTTCGGTGTTTTTTGCGAAGATGATATACTTGGATTCCTCTGAAATTGATTCGGTAGTTTTTGTTTCTGTATCGTTACAGAAAGTCATCCTAACTCCGAATATTAGTTTTATTTTTGATTTCTCACAGTTTTCGTAAGCCTGAAGGAACCCGCTCATGCTATCCTCTGCTAAGAACAGCTCCTTAATGCCGTTCTCTAGGCAAATATCTATGATAGATTTAGGCCCATTTTCCTTACTCGTCTCTGCCTCTTCCAAGGTAAGGATGGATCTACCTATGCTGTAGTGTGATTTAAATAGCGGTAAAGTCATATTAACGGCGCTAAAGATTAGCTTAGCACACCTTGGTTACCTATGTCAAGTCAAAAGTTAAAGGGGTCATCAGGGTCTTCCTCTGCTACCCTGTTCCAATGGGGGCATCCCTCATAGGAGTTTTTTTTAATTTTTTCTCCTTTTCTTGGATTTAATTTAATTTTTTCAAAAGAACTTGAAGTAATTTCTCCGTTTTTATTAACCGTTGTATAATACTCGAAGGGTTTTCTAGCTGGGCAGATCCATTTATTCTCCTTGTCGCTTCCGCAAAGCCATCTGTTATAGCTATGAACAGCGAAGTTTGCTTCGGCGTCTTCCTTGTCGAAGCCCGAAAGAAATTCAGCTATTCCTGAAAGGTAATGCTCAAAGCCTGTTAGTTCGTCTTCTTGAAGTACTGGGGCTTGTTGCTCTGGGTTTTTAGGGAAACGTAAGAAAAGGAAGGATACCTCTGGGATAACTGAAGTAAGCTTGTAGCAGGCAAGGGAGTACATTAAGACTTGTAGATTGCCTTCTAGTTCGGCCCTGCCAAATTTCGACTTACTGCTTTTGTAGTCTATAATTTTGGTTTTAGTTTTAAAGGTAGCTGTCTTATCAATAAATCCATTGATAATAAAATTCTTACCTTCAATAAAGAAGTTCTTTTCAGCTTCAAGTTTTTTACTTCCTTTGCAATGAAAATCAAAGGACAGCCCCGTCGCTACCATCTTGTAAATAAGGGAAAGGTTTTCTTCGTCGTTTACCTTCAGCCTCTTCGCATGTTTTTCTATAAGTCTCCTTACTGGCTCGCAGGAAACTACAGCCTCTGCGCTTTCTTTAAGCTTTAAGGAGTACTTCTTGTGACGTGGGTTAATTAAGACTTCGAATATCAAATGAACAATGGTTCCCCTAGAGGCTCCATCGTTTGAAATATCTGGGACTTTAAGTATGTACTTGGAATGATATAGCCAACTACAATTGTCTAATGTTTTAATTTTACTAGCGCTGAGTTTAATTTTTTTTCCCATAGATAGGTTCTTTCCATTCCTTGATTAATCTTTCTCTGTCGTTGATAAGCATATCGTTAAAGTCTCCTTCGGGCGGGAGTTGGATTTCTATTTGTCTTCTATCAAACCATTTCGATAGTTTCTTTTCCGCCTTCTGGGCGGCTACATTCCCCGCGTTGTTATTTTCCGAATCATTATTAAAAGATATTAATATCCTATCTGGATCCATTCTTATTAAGAAATTCAAAACAGATAAACTAATATCCAAGCCGAAGGTTACTACAGTTTCCTTGACTCCTATATCCCAAAGGGAAAGCATATCTCCTATGCTCTCTACAAGAATAACTGTTTTGCTTTTTATTATATTTTTAAAATTGATTTGAGTTGGGTATCTCCAGTCTTGTTTATTGCCTAGGTGTTTCCATTTTATTTTACTTTTGCCGGAAATATCTCGACCGCTGAAGCCTACTATTTGTTTCTTAGCATTTTGTACTGGGAAGACATATCTATTAGACATCTTGCCGGTAGAGCGGACAACTCCGCTTCCTAGGTCACGTAAAACAGTAGTAGAAGTTATCCCCCTGTTCCTCCAGTAAGAGTAGTCAGGGTCGATTTTAGATAGCTCGTTTAAGGAAAATGTTTTAGGGCCTTTTGACACGGGTTTAGTTCTTGTTCTTTGTATTTTGTTAAAGCCTTTTTCCTTTAGCCATTTTGATCCTTCTTCATCTGAGCCTAGTCCTAGCGTCAGCTTAACAAGGCTTCTTAGCGGCCCTCCTTTTCCCTCCTTGAAGTCTACCCAGTAGCCGGAGTCTTTACGTATTCTTAATACTGTTTCGTTATTGGAGCTTCTGTACAATGGCCTAGCCCTATACTCTTGACCGTAATCTTTTAAATTATAGCCCAGCTGGGTAAGTATTTCAGCTATGTTATCCATATCAACCTAGGAGTTCTCCGTCTACTATCGCTCTCTCTTCTTCGACGGGTCTATCGAAATTTACATTCAGGTTTCTCGCTTCTTGTACGTCAGCTAGGGTTCCTCGTTCTACCACATTGAAGTTATCAACATTGTAATTTATGAAGTTAGTCTCATATCTATAGGGGCGGTTTGGGTTCCCGGTGGGTATCCTTATTAAATCTTGGTGCCCTGCCGCGTCTCTACCTTGAAGCCTTGAAGCAACGGGAATGAGTTTGTGCGTTCCGAACTGCTCCCCTTCAGCTTCTATCTCTTCAATCCTCTTTCTTCTAAAGATTCCAACAAAACTAACTAGCCAAGTGAGTCTATCTGATTGCGCTATCGCACTCCCGTCATCCGTTCCGCTCTCTGCTTGTCTGTTTAACTGGCAGGAGGTTAGTATCGGTATGTTTAATTCGGTGCTGAGTTGCTTCAGCGCGTCTACCTTTTCCCCTATGAGTTGATACTCCTGCTTATTCCAACCCGATTCCCCTGTGAGTTTTATATAATCATAAACAACAATGCACTTATTTCCCCTGCCAACCTCTGATAGGTACCATCTCCTTACGATCGAACAGATTTGCTCAATTGGTTTACCGGGAACCTCTAAGTGGGAAACTAGATCTTTAGCTTCACTTAGCAGTCCTTTTTTTTGTTCGTAAAGGTCAAAATATTCTTTGTTATGCTTCCAGTTTCCGGTAATCAAATGCCATAAAGGTATTCCCGTTATTGCTGCTGCCATTTTATAGCGAAGATCTTCTATCGCCATCTCTGTATCTAGGATAAGGGCTGGGCATTTGTGAATTGCGCTCATCTTTCTGGCGAGGTCAGCGAGGATAGTTGATTTTCCGTGCTTAGGTCTGCTTACCCATGCATAGAGATGCCCCGGTAAAACTCCGCCAAACAAACGGTTAAAGTCTGGGTGAGGCGTTGCCATTCCCATTTCTTTCAGGGGGTTCTTTGCTCTTTCCTCTATTTTTTCAGCTATTTTTTCGAAAACTTTTTCCGGCCTTTTAAATTCTCCGCCTATGGAAATCTTTTCGTTAAAGATTTTATCAACGGTAGTGATAATCTTTTCTTTATTATCGTTGCCGGGGTTTTTGACATAGGTTTTAATTTCTTCGGCCTTCTCGTCTACTTCCCTCCTCACTCTGTATGTAGTGAGTTCGTCTGCGGCTTCAACAACCCCTTTTTTGTTGATTGGTATTAGCTTGAGGGAGTGCAGTCGGTTGTAAATATCTTCTTCCCCTCCCCCGGAGGACGCTATGTTTAGGTTCCTTATTCTATTGGCTAAGACGCCTATGTCTAGGTTCTCGCCTTTGTTAAGGATCTCCTTGAGGCAAAAGAAAATAGTATGGTTTGGTTGCCCGAAGAAATCTCTCTCTCCAATTTTATCTTGGATCTCATAGAATATTTCTGGGTATTTTATCAGGCCCCCTAGAACATGCTTCTCTAGGCGAAGGGAATAAATATCATTGTCACTCATCAGTGTGAATACTAACACACCTTAGAAAATAAGTCAAGAATTTTTTCTACCCCTCTTCTTTTGGGGAGAGGAAAGGATGTCGAGGTAGTGGTCTGTTTGAAGGTCTGCTATTGCCTGAGACCATCCATGAATGTGTGAATGAAGAGCTAAGAAGTGAGCTTCATCGTCGAATGAAGCGTGTATTTGGGACTCACCATCTTCATCAAAGTTAAATAAAACAAATCCTCCTGTTGAGCATTCGTTTATTTGTCCCAAGATAGAGCTGGGCATTGTAAATTTTTGCTTCTTTTTCTTCCTCGGCATGCATATAATATTACACTAAATAACAATGTTAAATTTTTTTTCAATAAATTCTTTAGTTAGTTGTTCTACCTCGTCTGCTTCTATTTCAATTAATTTGAATTTATTTAGTTCAAGCCACTCTTGTTTTTTAAAGTCTCTTTTAATTGAACGAAGATAGTTAGCGCGGTTCCCGTGAAAGAATTTGCTGTATTGGGAATGCTGCGTACCGTTAACCTCAACTGCAATTCTCTTGGTTGCGTTAAGGATGTCCACTCTCATCCTTGTTTGGTATACCGGAAACTCTTCGTAGACTATGTGGTGCTTCCAGTAGGGGCAAAGAAATTGTTTTACTTGATACTGAAGATTGGAGGCAGATGACTCATTCCAATTAATTTTATATTTACTGACCTTCTTGTTAATTAATTTACCGTTGATTCCTATGAGGCGCATTGTTCTCTTATTAGTTCTGGTATGTTTGCGTTTCTTTCTGGGTGCCAATCAGCGCAAAACCTATGGACATTTATGTCGTTATCTTTAATAAGTTTCCAGTATTTGTCAGCGTCCAGTTCAGAGACTTTGTCTACGTCGTGCCCTGCTCCGCAAATAATTGGAAAATATTGTAGTAAATCATTATCAACCATGTCGTTAAACAGGTGCCACTCTGCGCCTTCTATGTTTACTTTCATGATATTAAGATCTTCCTTGTAGCTTGGTACGTTTTCCTTCAGCCATTTGGAAAATATTATCGAATCTATCTCCTCGTACTCGTCTGTTACGTTGTTTTTGGTTCTGAAAATAGAATGTCCGACTTCGCCGGGTTGTTTCTCTTTGTCTACATGATAAAGTTTAATTCTCTCTTCAGTGTTTGAGATGGCTTTGTGGATTATTTCTACGTTAAAATTCTGGTGGTGGTTGTACCTGTCTATATTTATGTCAATAAACTTTTGGCACGCTTCAAACCCATAAGCTCTATAGTTAGTAATGTTGCAGGACGGGAACGCTTCCGAGAGTATAGCCCAAAGTTCCAAACCAGTATGTAATCCTAGATCAAAATAGTTGACCCTCTTCATACGTTACTTAATACGTTCTTAAACTTATTAAAAAAGAAGTCAACAATCTTAGGGTTAGCTTCAAGGAAGTCAAAAAGTTTACCTTGGCCCTGTATTTTTTCCGGCATTTCAAGGCCAGTCTCTTTTAGTTCTTCGATAACATCCGGATCCATCGTCAACCAAGGGCCAGATCTTTTTGCATAATCCCATTCAATGAGAAGATCTGCTATCTCTTTTTCAATCCAGATACTTTTTCCCCCTGTCCTTCCGTACCTTACGGGATATTCTATAAGGTAGTTGGACTTCTCGTTGGGAGACTTTTTTATCATGATCTTAACTTTATGACCAAGGATTTTATTTGTTTTTCTATCCGGCTGCTCCTTATCCTTCTCAAGTATGAGGTCTTTGTTAAACCTTGGTTGAAAATCGAATATCCAATTTGCAAAATGCAGCAAGGCGTTCCCTCCCGTGGCTGTAGTCTGCCTAACTGGTGCTGAGGTATAGAGGATTCGTATGTCTGCCCTAACCTGACTGACAAAGATAGCCATGTGCCCGCGCTTTGTCATTTGGTTGGCTACCTTTTTCATTATTGTTGATGCTATAACAGCTCCACCGGCAACCATCGAGGACTTTTCAGTTGGTTTGTCTATGTCATCTCTTGGTATTAATCCGTCAAGTGAATCAATTATAAATAAATATTTCTTATCGATATCGTTGTTAAGGATAAGAAGCTTCATTAAATCAAAAACAGATTCATAT